ATTCTTTAATTGTTCTTGCTCGTTGCATTATCATAGCTTGAGCCATTTCATATGCTGAACAAGCTATTAAATCTCTATAGTCATCTGCTGCACTAGCTTCAAAAACATCAGAAGTTTTGTCTGGGTTATCCGCACTCAAATACCATGTCTTCCATTCTTTGTAAGCTAACGGATAAGCTACTAAAGCACACTTATCTAAAAATTCAATTGTTTCTTTTTTCATTATTTAATCCTATTAAGTCGTTTAAGTTTTGCTGCTATTCTTCTTTCTTTGCGATTTCCATTTAATAATTCTTGCAACATATTTAAGGTTGCTAATCCATCTTTTTTAGCGTGTAATACAGCAAGATTATAAGTAGTTGATAAGTGAGTCCGCATCATCTAATCCTCGGCATTGGTTTTGAAAGTAAATATTTGTGACCCATTTGTTTTTTAGCTTGTGCTATTTTAGCATCACGGTCTGCCACCTCTTTTGGGCTAGGTGGTGTTAAGCCATATAGTGACTTGATAACCATGTGTTCCACCTTAAAAGCAATTCGTGTTGCAGTTGCCACGACTATCACAGCAAGTAGTACACATTACCATTTTTCCACCAGAAGTATATGTTTGAGTTGTGCAAGCTGCATACGCTGTTGCTGATACTACTAATAATGCTAAAGCTATTAAAATTTTGTTCATGTCTATCTCCTATTTGTTTGTACTAGAATACTTTTTGTATGATGACCTAGTCTTGCTGTCTAACAAACCCCACATTACAGACTTCTGCTCGTTATCAAGCGCATCCCATGTTACTTTGGCTTCATCATAATTGCCGTCTGTTACAAAAGCAGTAAAGCCTTCAGCTAGTGAGTGCAAAATGTCCATTTCTTCTTTAGTGTACTCTGGTGACTTAAGCTCTGGTATTGCTGGCTTTTTTGCTGTGTTGTCTGCTCCAGTAGTAGCATCAAGTGCATCATGCTCCACAATCTCCATTGCCGTGACCCACAAGTACCTGCGCTGATAGGTTTCTACCGCACCTACGTTTTGCACCTCATGGCAGCCCTTTAACGCTGCGCTACCCATAGGGCTGGTGATAACTATCTGTGAGCCATCATCAACGTCTGTGATAGTTAATGTTGCTAGGTCTGACGTAAAGCTAACCACACCACACAAGCCAGCATTGCTAAATATGTTATTGATGGTTGGCAAGAAGTCACCAAGCTCAAAGTATTTGTAGCCAGCAAACTTGTTGTGACCGGACTTGCTTAGTTTAGTGTTTTGTAACTCTAGTCGTGCATTGTTTAATTTTTTGTAAACTGACATATCATTCTCCTTAAATTTCAATCTCTGTGTCTTCTGGTAAGCCTTTAAGGTCTAAGAAAGCCTCAAGTGCATCACCCTGCTCAAGTATGTGAATAAGCTGTTCACCATTGCCTATACTGTAATTGTCATACAGAAATTCTGTAAACTGTGCTTGTAAGTCAGCGATATGCTGTTTATATTCTACTTCACCAATAACTGACATCTTATGCTCCAATCAATAAATAAAAAAACGCTAACAATAACATTGCACCAACAAAGCAAATGCCTTCTATAACTGGTGTAAGGTCTGTCTTAGGTTTGTGGTTTTTGTAATCAAGCATTTTTTTCAGCCTCGCTTTGAATAGCAGACATACATACGTTAGCAAACGACTTGGCAAACACAACAAAATCTTGTGCGCTTTGCTCACGGTCTACTTTTCTACCTGCGTTTAATGAATTGTCGTATGCAATAACCATTGCTTTGAGAGTCTGTGCAATAGCTTGCTGGTCAGCGTAATCTAATACGATTGAAAATACATCGTCTGCTGATGATTGAAGTGTTTCTGTGATGTGGTCATAAATACGCTCTTCTGTATTGTCATTATGATTGCCACGGTCTTGCCAGTCTGGGTCAAGTGTACAAGCTGGGTACCAATCTGCGTTATAGTCCATTATATTTCTCCTTACCGTTTCTATTAAGTTAATCGCTTTGTTGCTGCGATGTGTAATATTCTCACATCTAAATTAATAATGCAAGTATTATTTATACATTGTAACCACTTTTTTTCATGTATTCATAATCAATTTCACCATTGTAACCATGAAGTGGGTCTAACAATGATTGGTCAGAAATATCTAAACCTTTATTATGCAAATCTAATGCTTTAATTTCATAATCACCAAAGAATGAATTTCTATCCATTGGATATTCAGAATGACGCTGACACCAAAATTTATGGTTTTTATATGCAGCCCAAATGTTTTCTTCTAAAATATTTAATGTTGTCATTTTTATCTCCACAGTTGCTATTAAGTTAATCGCATAATTTGCTGCGATGTGTAATAATGGCATACAATAATTAGCAATGCAAGCATTATTTATACATTTATTGAAAATAATTATGAAAATATCAGAACACCAAGAACAGGTCATGTTAATTACATGGTTCAAAATGCAATACAAGCAATACAAGTATCACTTATGGGCGATTCCTAACGGTGGGTCTAGGCACATAGTCACGGCAGTCAATTTAAAGGCAGAGGGAGTGCTTGCTGGAGTTAGCGATTTATTCTTAATGATTCCTAATAGTAAGTACCACGGAATGTTTATTGAGATGAAGGCAAAGACCGGCAGCGTATCTGATAAGCAAAAAGAATTTATGGCAGCAGCTAGTTCAATGAACTACCTAGCTGTTGTCTGCTATGGTTTTGATGAAGCTAAAACCGCAATCACAAATTACTTGCAAGAAAGTAAAAGTTAGTTTACAGTAGCACTATCACTTGACGGTGAACATTGGGTAAGCCTTAGTCAACACTCTGCTGGTACCCACCAGTCCGTCAACATCCCTAAAAAAGATGAGAGTGTTGTCTAAGGTTTTTTTTTGGAGAAACCAAATGCATTACTACCAATTTAACATTGGTGACTATCAGAGCCACACAAAGCATTTATCGCCTACCGAGGATATTTGCTACCGCAGGTTATTAGACTTTTATTACCTACATGAGCAACCAATACAAAATGATTTAATAAAAATTACTAGACTACTTTGCTTAAACAAAGAGTATTTATCTGACGTTGAAAGCGTATTGACGGAGTTTTTTATTCTGACTGATGATGGATGGATAAATCATCGTGCTAATAAAGAAATTGAACAATACCAAGCATTTAGTGAAGCTGGTAAACGTGGGGCTGCTAAAAGGTGGTCAAAGGATGGTGATAGCGAGGTCATAGGGGGGCTATCAGGGGGTGTACCAAAGGCTAATGCTAAACAAGAAACAATAACCACTAAACATAAACCATTAAACAAATACATACCACCAATTCCTGCGGAATTATTTACTGAGTATCAAGCTATCAGAAAAAGTAAAAGAGCAGCACCATTTACTGAGCGTATGTTTACAGCAATATGCAATCAAGCTGTATTGGCTGGCATTACACCAGAGCAAGCAATTACTTTATGCTGCGAAAAGGGTTGGACAGGGTTTAACGCTGACTGGGTCAAGGATAAATCGGTTAAGCCAATGAAAGGTTATGGCTTTGTATCTGATGCACAATTCAATGACTGGCTAGAGTCAGCACCTACACTAGAAAGGATTGCAAATGAATGATTCTAATAAAAAACAGTTTTGGGGAATGTTAAATGTTGCAATGGAACTTACTAACAAACCGCCTTTAACAAAAGAAGCTATCTTAACTTGGTGGAACTTGCTATCTAAGTACGAGTACAGCGTAGTAGAGAAGGCTGTTAGTCAATGGGTAGATAGTTCAAGCAAACCACCGACACCACACGACATACTAGGACTATGCAGACCTAAAGAACCTATCTATCAGGCATTACCAGCACCAGTAAGCCATGAAGACAATAAGGCTCATGCAGACAAGTTAGCTTTGTTTATTCACGAAAGAATTAAGCCTAAGACAGACTATCATGCTTGGGCTAAGCGTATATTACGCAATCCTAAGAACTTTCCAGATACTTCAGTTATTGCTGCAAAAGAAGTGCTAGGTGAACATTATGATACGAAATCGTGAACACATGAGAAGCATTGTAAATTTTGACAACATGACATTTGGCAAGATAACTCCAATGGATTTAGATGCGTTTATGGAGTTTAACAACAAGCTATACATATTTATTGAAACAAAATACTTAGATGCACAAATGCCATTTGGTCAGCAGCTTGTTTTAGAACGTCTTTGCGATATGTGTTACGAAACAGGAAAACAGTCATTTGTATTTTTAACATCACACGTAGACCATGACGAGATTGACCTAGGCAACTCGCTTGTATCTAAATACAGATGGAAAAAACAATGGCACGAACCAAATTCACGCATTACATTGCACGATGCTGTACTTAAACTAAAAGAGAAATACGCATGAAATGGACTGAACAAGACAAGTATCACATAAGTTCTGGTGCATGGACTATAGCCAAATACTTTTCACCTACCGGAGTTAAGTACGGTCTTAGTCATCGCAATAAAAACTTAGGTTACTTTGATACGGTTGAACAAGCTAAAAGAAAAGCTAAGTAATTGTTGCATATTTTATACAGCGTGATATATAATAATTCTATCAACGACAGAAAGGGTTATATATGACACACACAGAGTTAAAAGCACTACGCACTAAAACAGGTTTATCACAAAAAGAGTTTGGAGTTAAGTTGTTTAAGACTAGGGATAGCATTGCTAAGTATGAGTCCGGTAAGTTTACGATTCCTGCTTACATGGACATTTTAGTAAAGGCTGTGTTTAGTGACTATGATTTCATGTAATGAATGGATTAAGCGCATGAAGGCTGCTGGGTTTACAGGTAAGTTTCGTGCAACTGATGGGACTAGGGTAATAACTGGTGAAATAAAGTCAGAAAAAATTGAAACGGTGGTAGTGGCTACATCTCAAGAGTCACGCAGAAAGATAAAGGATATGTTCAAAGATGGAAGTTAAAAACTTTAATATTAGTAGCAGTAACTTGCCTTACTTGTTTGAAAAGATTAAGGCGCTAGATCTATCACAGGGATATGTGGCTAACGTAACAATCAAGTCACACACACGTAACCTAGAGCAAAACTCACGTTTATGGAAGCTGTACGGTGCGCTTGGCGAGTATATTGGCGAGTCACCAGACAAGGTGCATGAGCTGATGGGTTGGAAGTTCCTACGCAGTCAGTCTGTAGTCAATGGTGAAACAATTGAAGTCATTAAGAGTACGACTAAACTGTCCACGGCAGAGATGGCTGATTACCAACGGCATATAGAACTTTGGTCTGGAAGCATCGGCTTTGTATTTAATGAGAACATATAATGAACTATTTAAGCGTATGTAGTGGAATAGAAGCAGCAACCGTTGCCTGGCATGACATGGGTTGGAATCCAGTTGGATTCTCAGAGATTGAGAAGTTCCCAAGTCAAGTTTTAGCACATCATTATCCAAATGTTACTAATTATGGTGACATGACAAAATTTAAGGAGTGGAATATAAATGAACCAGTCAACCTTTTGGTCGGAGGAACACCTTGCCAATCATTTTCCGTTGCCGGACTCAGAAAAGGTTTGGCAGACCCTCGTGGAAACCTCATGCTTACCTACCTCGCAATGGCTGACCACTTTAAACCCAAATGGCTTTTATGGGAGAACGTACCCGGAGTACTCTCTAGCAACGGAGGAAATGACTTTGCAGCCTTACTTCAAGGGTTGGCTCAACTCGGGTATGGGTTCGCCTACAGGGTTCTTGACGCTCAACATTTCGGAGTGCCACAAAGACGCAGACGTGTGTTCGTTGTCGGATGTCTTGGAGATTGGCGAAGTGCTGCCAAAGTACTTTTTGAGTCCGAAAGCCTGTGTGGGAATATTACGCCGAGCAGAAGTTCGGGGCAAGAAATTGCCAACTGCCTTGCAAAAAGCCCTGCAAGCCACAGCAGCTACAATCCAGCAAGAAGTGAAGGCAACGCTGTAATTGCACCATACAATACAGCCGGGACATTATTAGCTAGAGATTGTAAAGGTATTGATAGCTACGACTATTCAAAAATGGCAGTAACCTGGCCAGCAGAAATAGCATCAACATTAAATGCTTCATTTGGCTCTAAACTTGGTCTTGAGAATCAACACATTAATAGTGGTGCGCCATTATTTGTTCCAGTTCATGCCCGGGATGGAGAAGAGGTATTAGGAACTATTACTGCATCTTATGGGACTGGTGGTGCTGATTTAGATACAAAGCCTCTTGTTCATAAAGTAGCTCATGCTTTTAAAGTTCGTGGTGGATGTGCTGGTGGAGGTAAAGGTTACTTAGGTAGTGATGAAAAGGCTTTTACTATTAGTACCGCACAGGATCAGCAGTTATTTACTAATATGCGTGTTCGTAGACTAACTCCTATGGAATGTGAACGCTTACAAGGATTTCCTGATAACTACACCAACACACCTACATCAAGCGATAGCACACGATACAAAGCACTAGGTAACTCTATGGCTGTACCTGTAATGAGGTGGATTGGACAAAGGATTAATAATGTCTAAAATCACACAATCAGCTAAAGGCGAGAACTGCACGGTCAGAATTATTGGCTACTGCAACGGCAATCCAGAAACAACCGTTTTAGCGCATTTAAATGGCATTAGATATGGACATGGTACTGGTCAGAAAGTAAACGACCTGCACGGTGCGTATTGTTGCTCTGGATGCCATGATGCTATAGATGGCAGAGTAAGAACTAACCATACTAGAGATGAATTAAAGTTATCGCACCTAGAAGGTGTAATTGAAACGCAACTAAGACTAATTGAGAAAGGTTTATTATGATTGTCTTTCGTAAGAAGGTAGATGCTTGGGTAGTAACAGCTAGGGATTCAGAATGTCAGATTATCCACATTGGTAATTATCAGACCCAAGAAGAAGCCAAGGCAGCAGAGCAAGCATTCAGAGAGAAAAGAATAGCAGAATCCTATGCAAAACAAGAAGCAAAGCTAGATAGGATGGCAAAAGAGATGGTGGCTAGATACAACGTCTACCTAGAGTTTTGCGTACTGCCTAAGACGCTAACAGAGATGAAGCAACAATTAGATGCTGACAAAAATACTGCGTCTAACACAATCAAGAGCTTAATGGCTAGAGGCTTTATGAAAAGCATTGTTGTTAGTGACACCGGCACACGTAAGTATTACAGCTTTGTCACTACTAAGCTAATGAGCTACGATGATGCATTAGAGTATGTGTCACCTAAGAAATACAAAACTAAAGTTAGCGAAAATACACCAACGATAGAAGGTGCAAGAGTAATTAATTTTGATGACAGGAAATTAAGTAGCTTATATATGAATCAACGTGCAATAGACAGGGCTAATATGAAATCACCTAAGAACCACGTAAGCGGATCAACAATGTCAGCGAGTGACTGGTAATGAGCGTACTAGACATCCAACACGGTGGCAACCACTACAAAGGCTTTGCAATACAGCCAGCAGAGTTTTGCTATTACAATAACATTCCGTACCTAGAGGCTACTGCTATCAAGTACCTTTGTCGGCATAGGAATAAGAACGGTCTGGAGGACTTAAAGAAGGCAATTCACTTTATTGAGATGCTGATAGAGTTTGAGTACAGCGAAAAAAATATTGAAGAGTTCTGGCAACCCAGCCCAGCAGATAGCCAGACTGGGAAGTAAATAGTAACAAATATGTTACTTGTTCATAACGTACATTGTTACTTCAAAGCCAAAACGCATTTCTGTAGCTGCTGGTGATGTCCACATGATGAATCTCCTGTTGATTAAGTGTACACATTAGCGTGTACGTGTTTACATTCTGCTCTTTTTTAGACACGTTACCATAGTTAAAACCATTAAAAGTGATATATTGACCAAGATTGATTAGTATGGTAAAGTCACGTAACGATTTATAGTAGTGCGAGTCTGCATTACTCTTTTATTCCAGCGACTGTACATCGCTAGAAAGTAACCATTGCCCCTCAGACGTGATAGGGTAGACT